ATTTGCATCGACGCCACCATCAGGCAGCATTTTAAAGCCTTTTTGCTGGTTCACATCGACTGCTTTTGATTTACCATCACGACCAAGAACCATCACGGTTCGTTCCGTATCGTAAATAAATGGAATCATTTCTAAAAGAATTTTACCGATCTGTTTAATACCACGTTGGTTGTTATCGTTGTAGAGATTAACGGGATTATTCGCCGCTTGTTGGCGTGCATTAATAGCCTTTCCAGAAATAGCATTAGACGCTTGACCTCTGGACTCTTCATAACGACCTAGCACTTGCATTAAATCTTGAGTGCTATTGTTATAAGCCGACATAAATGCAGCATTAAATACAGGCGGATCAATAAATTCAGGCTTGCCACCTTGTCGATCATAATTAAATTCGAGATAACCTTGTACGCGGTCTGGATTAATCCAATCATCCTCAAAGCCCGCGAAGTTATCAGGGGTACCAATAACAGTTTCTTTTCTGCTTCTCAGCACTGAATAAGCAATTTCAGAACCGATATAGTTAATTAATTTTTGAGTGTCAATTGCATCTTGAATGTAAGGAAGAGGTATTTGCTCACCGTCAATAACGGTAGAATCGCCTTCAAAATAAGGGATTGGAAGTATTTTTCCTGGATAATCGGTTTCTTCTAATATTTTATTCTGAACGAATTTAATGTGCTTAATTTTGTAATCACGCACATCTCGCTCATTTTCAATTTCTAAAGGTTGAAAGCCAAATAATTCCCAATCGGGATTTTGTTCCATGAACTTTTCTTGCATGTCCAAGACTTTCTTTGCGTCTTTTTCATCAAGCTCTTTTCCATCAGATAATTGAACGATCTTTTTACTATAATATTTCTTGCAGTAAATTTCGGCGATCATTACCGTATCGCGTGTATTCCAGCGAACATAATAATTGTTCGTAAGACCTGAAACATCTTGTGGGTTTTGAACACCAGGATATATTTTCTTGAACTTCTCTTTCGACATAACGGTGTAAACACCGCAGAAATCGCCGTCGGATTTATTAGATTCTTGAGCGCATGGGTCCCAGAAAGCCGCCTGAAAGTCCATGATTCCTTTAATTCTTAAAACCTGTTTGAAAGTGTCCGGTCCTTCATACTCAGAAACAACGCGAGCCGCACCCCAACCGCATTCCAGAGCGTGCTTTGCAGCTAATTGATAGACAATATCCGCATCAGATTCATAATGGATTTGGGCAATTAGCCCTTCATAAATATCGACTGTCTTTTGATTAACTTCTTTACCAACACCACGTACAGTCAATGCAGGGGAGTTATTACGGGCTTCACCTAGAATGGCTCGAATAACCGAGGTGACTTTATTAAATTCCATCGTAGGACGAGAAAGCGATTCACGGGCTTGTCGAATATTGACATCCCACTGATCTACGTATAAAAATGTGAGATAGTTTCGAGCGCGTTCGATATGCTCATTAAAGTACGAATACCATGAATTTACACTATCCACGTATTCCTTTAATATGGCCTCATCGGAATCGTCATCGGCTTCGTCATAGCCCTCTTCGGACTCTTTGGGCTTATACATCCCAAACTTCTTTTCTCGGTACTGCTTTCCTTCGCTAGCCATAGTAAATCCCTTTTACAAAGCCATGAATGGTACATTCCTTATTCTATTCGGTTTGTTAGCATTCGGCATTGGTTTTTTGTTGACACTCGCATACTGCATTGCAATATATTCGAGTGCTTCGCATATATGCGAGTAAATGTTTTTTAGCGGCACATCATGATACCGCTCGTCACCACCAACTTTGATACGCGCATATTGAAAATTACCCATCAATCCTTTACGTATCATGGTGCATTTACTTGATAGAGCAAACGAAGGCTTACCGCTCGTCATTCGCCCTAGAAACCATTTTAACCCATCACGTCTAGGAGTTGGGTTATTATTAGGAGCTGCACCCACACACTTTATTCCTAGCTCATAGAGAATATCTTCACAAGCTTTCCCGTCCGTTTGCGCTCTCACATCCCCAGAAGGGTCGCCAACGCATGTATAATTATTACGCCAAAATGGATAATAACGGTCTAAATGTGGAATTACTATACTCTCGGTAAATTCCCTTAAATCCATATCCTCTGACCAGAGTTCATCTATTACATTAAGTTGTCCATGTGGCGATAATTGAACTATGGCACAAGCTGGGGTTAATCCGTAGTCAAATCCTAAGCCCAATGCAACTAATGGATTAGCAGCTATTATTTTATTTGAAAAATGCAATTGATCGTTATAGGAGGCATGTACGGGTTTACCCGAAATCAATACACCATATTGCCCCATGAGATTGACTTTGATTTCCTCATCAGTGGAACCTGGAACTAGATTTAACCAATAATGCGGGTCATTCTGAACATCTCGATAATCGACTTCGTTTTCAATATAAATCGACCCATTTGCGGAAATTGCATGATCTATGCCGTCTGGAACATCAGCGACTTTAGTTAGAGGTGATTCATATTTAAACAATTTATAATTATCTGGTACATTTTCCTCAAACATCTTATAAAGCCAGTGGTCTGAGTCTGGTGGGTTGGTATCGAAGATTACACCCGTCCAAGTGATACCCGCGCCGTCCTTTTTACTTGGGAATCTATTAACACGCTGTCGGCACGTTTTGAATATTTTCTTATTGATAAATTGGGCTTCATTGATATAAACACCCGTTAATTCCAGTGACATGAGTTTTGAAATATCTTTCTCCGAATCCATAGCAAGAAAGATAATTTCAAGTTCAACATCGTTGAACTTAATCATCTGAGTAATGGGAGAGTCCCATTTAATTTTTCCGACTTCCGCTTCTGGGTACCAGGAAAGCCATGTTTTAATGGTTGTGGATTTTAATTCAGGATATGTATTTCGTATAACCGCCCACCGCGAGCGTCTAATACCGTCACTACCAGGCGCTTGTTGAATAGCGCGATACAGCGGCTCAAGACAACACGCAACGGACTTACCACAGCCGACCGGCCCAAAAAGACCCCGCACAAAAGAGTCATCATCATGAAACGCACTGGCTGTGTCAGTTGCTTGGTAAGTAATTTCATGGTTCGCCATTTAATACCTTTTTTAGATGTCAATTTCTTTTTCATCATCATGCTCAATAATATTTTTAGATTCCGCATCTTTTTCTTTTTTCTTAGGAGCTAGATTTAAAGTAATAGTAAATGGACTATCTTTTTCTTGAGTAATCTCAATAGCCCGCAATTTAGGTGCAACATAATTGCAGAGATCAATAATCAAATCGCATTTAATTCGTTCTTTTTTGGTAGAGCGAAACAACTCGACAGCCTCTCTAAAAGGCTCAAAACCCAAACCATCCAGAATTTCTTTTGCAGTCACCCGAACTTTATTCCCCTTCATGGGAGTACCTTTCGGCATTCCTTTGGGATTTCCTGACTGCCCTTTTACGAATCTCGCCATAACTGACGACCTCCCTTTTTATCAGCCTGTAGAATGGCCTCAATTACATCTCGTTCCACATATTCCAAAGTCAAATGCTTCACATCTACATCCCAGTTTTCTTGAAGTCCAGGGGAATACCGCCGCTTAAATAAATCAGCGGCGGTTTTATTCGCGGCCTTGACTATTTGCTTTTCATTGGGAGAGATAGCATCACGTCCGAACAAGTCATTGCCACGAATCATTTAGCACTTCCCTTTACCTTTACCGCCGCCTTTTTTCTTTTTCATAACAATCTCCTTGGGTTAGTATTTAGGTCTTTGAAGCATCATTTCGACTTTATCCAAAATACTTGGATGAAGCTTGTTTAATTTAGCCTTTAATTCATAGATATAATCAATAGCTAATTTAAAATCTTCCTGTTCGTTTCTATCGTAACGATCATCACGACAAGGAACACTGACACAATCATTTAATCGTTGAGGTGCAACATTGAAACTATGTAACATTCAAAACTCCTATTTAGTTAATGGGGCTTTTCAGCCCCGATTTATTTAGCAATACATTTCTTTAAAGTTTTTGCAAGACGTGCGCGTTGCCCCATCTTGCCTGGTTTCTTCGCTGCGACATTCAGTTTAGCCGCAGGGATTTTAGCTCCTTTCTTTACTCCCAAGGACTTTTTTAAAGCCCCTGGTTTTTTTATAGCATTTTTTATCCAATTAGCCATAACTTACCCCTTATGCAATGGTTTCACTGAATCTGAGATTCATACCGTAGAAATCATATTCTGATGCTGCGGCATTATTTACGCTCAATTCAATTACGTACTTTGTATCAGCCGTAATAACAAACGCTGGAACATCGACAGCTACGTTTGTTACGTAAGGGTTGGCTTGTGTAGCTGTTGCCAAAGTGCCTGTAATTGCAACGCTTGTTGAACTTACTGCAACATTGTTTGCATAGACAATTCTATTCAAAGTCACAGATTGTGCATCGAGAGCATTTGCGGCGATAGCATAGATAGCATCAAAACTATCCAACCTAAAGCCCTTAGATGCCGCTGCACGAAGTTGCGGCGTGATGTCGATTGCAATGATGCTGGTTTCATCGCCTGGTGTATGGCGTGATACATAATTGCCTTGAGCAATTCTAGTAACAGTCCAAGTACCAGTACCAAATGTTAGAACCGCTGGTATACCAACAAACTCTTGCATAGCAAGAATGTTAGCAGCACCGGTATCAAGCAATACGTTAGCAGTTGCCGCACCTGGGTCTGGCAAGCTGATTACGCTTGACTGCCCCATGATCGAGTTTTTGAAAGTCGTATTGAAAGCACCGCCAGCGTTTAACGCTTGGATGATGAACGAGCCATTAGCCGTAGTTGTTGGGTACAAGGTTAAACTTGCGTTAGAACCACCAGCAGCTAAACCAGCTAGTAAACTACCGCCGTCAACTTGTAGGCCGCCAGAGGTAATATGCTGAACGCCCGCACCAGTCAAAGCACTTAATAGTACATTGGCTGTTGCTGCACCTGGGTCTGGGAAAGAGATTACAGAGCTTTGACCCATTACTGAGTTGCGAAGCGTGGTATTAAACGCGCCACCAGCATTCAGTGCTTCAAAAATGAATGTTCCATTTGCCGCTGTAGCTGGGAAAGAAACAAAATTTCCAGCATCCGCAGACGAACCAGAAGTGATATTTCCGCCAGTAGATTGAATGTTACCGGATGCCGTAATCGTACCAGCCGATACAGCAAAGTTTCCTGTCGTAATAGTCAAGCCAAAACCTAGCGTACTAGCAACGGATTGCGCTTTAATATTACCAAGAACATCCGAAAATACTGCCAATGCGTTTGCGGCTGAGGCAGGACCCGAAAATGAAACTTCGCCCGCACCCGACAAAGGTGCCATCGTTAAAACACCAGCGGATTTTGCTACCGTAAATAAACCGTTAATCCCCGTGTCGTATAATGCAGAAATTAAATCGCCGACTAAAATATCATTGCCGTTTTGCAATGAGTTTAGATAACCGGCAGTGGTAATCGTTGCATAAGTATCGGTTGTTAGGAGAGATACATACCGTGGTTGTGCCACCGTCTGATAACTTCCTTGTGGTATAACTAAAATAGACTTCGACATATTATCTCTCCTTGATAAAAAATTAAATTATTCCTTCGGTGGTTCTTCTCCACATGGAGGATTTAACTTTAACTCTAAATCCTTCACCTTTAATTCTAATTGTACAACTTTTTCTTTTTCAGCATTCAATTGCTGAGTAAGAATATTGACTTGGTTTTCTAGCAAAATGCTATGAGTCCGTGAGCGAACATTAGCACCTAAATATTCTTGAACTGTTTGTGACAACACATTCTTCTCGATGTTAGCCATATTCAATTGTTGTGCTAATTGTTCATTCGATTTCAACAATCCATCAACTTGACTCTTTAACTCATCTGACATTTGTTTTCTCCGTTAGTTATAAAAAATTAACATCATATTAAATTTATATGTATTCAGTGATTACGCAAATAGCACCAGCACCAGCACCGCCTGACGCATTAGCGTTTGTACAAGAACCGCCTCCGCGACCACCTGTTCCATAACCATCACCAGCAGAACCGTTATTAGATTGAGCTGGCGTGTTATAAACAGAGTTTTGTGAGCTACCAAACATTGAAGCTGCGCCAGTTCCAGAAGCCGCAAAAGATGCTGTTGCTATCCCGCTATTTCCACGAGAACCTAATACTGTCAATGTTCCTGTTGCACTTCCACCACCTGTTCCACCATCACTCCAGGTTCCGTTAGCGGCACCTGTTCCTCCATTGCCACCAGTACAACTCATTAAAGCACCGAAGGTAGAAGCTGATGCATTACCACCATCATTATTTCCAGAAGCACCACCGGTTCCGGCTGCACCTAATGTCACAGTTTGACTAGCACCTATGGTTGCTGCACTGAATGTAGATCTTGCATAATCACCACTGCCACCGCCGCCACCCGCAGCAAAAGTTGTTGCTGCACAACCACCACCTCCTCCTCCGGCTGCTTGTAATTCAACGATACAATATTTCATATTAGCAGTTGGTGTATAAGTATTAGTTGAAGTAATAACTTGGATATTGATTGAAGTAAAACCACTAGCTGAAGGTGTTTGCCAAGTTGGAATTAACCCTGCACCAGCGGAGGTTAATACTTGTCCTGAAGTTCCAACACCAGAAACATTCTGAAATGCCCCTGTAGCAGTTGTACCAGCCAAAATAACTGAGTAGGCAGTAAATGTAGTATTACCTGTTCCACCATCAGCTACAACAACGGGGAAATTTCCTCCAAATCTTGCATAGCTGAATGCTGTTGTATCGACCGTGACTATCGTTGATGCGTTATAATAGGCTCTACCCGCATTAGTCGTTCCATGCCTTATAACGATAAGTCCTGTATCGTTAATCTGGTCTGGCGTATCGTATGAGACTGATCTCGTTAATACCCAAGGAATATTTACACCATTTCCATTGGTTGTTAATGTATAAATCCCTTGATTCGCGGCAGCCGCTTGGTCTTTATTTAAAATCTCATCACCAACACCTGGACTTACGCTATCAATAGAAAATGCGGCAAAAGTTCCGCTAGCATCAGTTAGGGTTGCGCCAACACCCGCGCCCGATTGTGTCGCATTAAGTGTTGCTGTGGTGGCGGCATAAACTGACGTTCCGGTCAAAGCAGTCTGATCGACATAATTCTTTGTTGCAGCATCTTGTGCCGAAACAGGGTCAACCACGTTATTAATTAAATGCGTATTCATATTAAGCGCGATAGCTTGTGCGCCTAATCGTGTAATGTTGTCTTGTACCGCAGTTGGAAGCGTAGAACTGATTGAGGGTATACCCGTAGTACCATCAGTAATTAAAACGCCATTGGTAGCTGTTGCAAGCCCTGTAATAATATTCGCGGTGCTTGCATAAAGAATTGTGTTTAATGCGTAGGTATCAGCAAATGTCGAGGTGCTATAAGCATTGACTGTACCATCGGAGCGAATAATTTTACCCGCTGTGCCGACTGTATTAGGCCAGAGAGAGGTAGAATTAACTTTATTTGTGCCGTCTGAAATTATTACATTCCCTGCGGTTCCCGCTGTTACTGGAAAAGTTGGAGTTGACGTAACAAAATTCGTGCCATCTGAAACAATAATCTTTCCAGCAGTTCCAGCCGCATTAGGGTAGGTTGGTGTGCTATAAATATTATTTGTACCGTCAGAAATTATAAGTTTTCCGGCTGTACCACTTGCGCTAGGCCATGTCGGTGTTGACCATGAAGGGGTGAGTAAATTGCCTGATTGGAGCATCTTACCGGCAGCAGCTACACCGGCTAAAATTTCCATTGAATCGCCATCACTCCAAACGATACCACCAGCACTTGCGGTTAATGCTTTGCTTGTTCCGCCTAAAGCTAATGTGACAGGTGATGTAAGAGCAATTGTATTATTTGTTCGAGTTAATCCAGTTCCAGCAACAATATTGTACTGATAGAGAACGGGGTCGGTACCTACTACTGCAACCGATGTAGTTTGAAGCCATTGAGTCAAGGCATTTGTCGTACCAAAGGCAATAGTTACTTCACTGCCTGGCAGCATTTCCGCGGCTGTATCGGCTAATTCATCACCCGTTAATACCCAATTTGTTGCGCCTGAACCTATGTTACTGACAACATATAAACCATTCTGGAAGGTACTGGATTGATCTTTGACAAGGACTTTTTTACCAACCGTTAAGGCAACGCCATCAATCGACAAAGCAACTTGAGCGCCGTTGTTAGTAAGGGTACGGCCAACACCTAATGTTCCGTTATCGTAAATCGCTGTGAGGTTGGCAGTCGTTCCCACCCAGGCAACGCGATTGCTCCCACCAGAAACCACCTGAGAGTCAACGTATTGCTTTGTAGCTGCACCTAATGCCACAACAGGGTTAGCGCTCAAAATGAGCAAGCCGGTCATCGTACCGCCCGTAATAGGCACATACTGACCATTGAAATAGGTTTGAAGGTTAGCTACAGTAATCTTGTAGGCAATCGCTAAATTATCATCAATACCAAACTGATCGGTTGCGGCAACCGCCGTTGGTTTTGGATTGAGCTGTGAAATCTGTTTATTGGCCATCCGTAGCCCCTATTAAATTAACTGCCCCATCTTAAATTCGCGGCTGTGATAGTCGTGTTTGTAGTATTCACCCGAATAGAGGGGATACGATGCCATCCAATAGCCAAGTTATTTAATAACTCGTCGGTACCATCCCACTTGCGATAATTAAGATTTCCAGCTACAGCAACGTAAATCCATAGCGCAAATTCGCCATAGTCCACATCATAAGTTACAGCACCAGTGCGAAACGGGCCACAGTTAGCACGCATCATAGGAACGCCATAATAGGCGGAGGGTTCAATCTTAGGTAGGTCAACTTTTACCGTCATAGAATAATCCTTATTCTCTGAAAATCCGTTTGTCAAGCTCTAGGCTCATATTATCATTTTAGTTCTAGGCTTTGTACAGAAAGATATTAGCGCGGCTGCTTGACTCCGAAAAGTTTCTCAGCACTGCGATAAGCTCCGAAGCCTAGCATTAAATAACAAAGCTCCATCAGGCTTGTAGGGTCAATCGGATAGGGCAATAGAGTATGCTTCTCAAGGCACATTATTGTCCAGAGATAAGACGCAATAATAAATTGCGGAATATAATAAAGTCCCACGCAAGTACCGCAAATCCATCCAATGTAAGGACGCCAACCAGAATTGAAAAGGCGAGCATCTTGGGCGTTAAGCTTATTGAGTTCAGAGTTCCAAAGATCGGGGTTTTGACGAAGGCGCTCAAGCATTTCTTGGGCTGAAAGTTTCTCACCTTCTGAGGTATATACTTTGCCAATGACATTACCGATTGCCTCAATGGGAGCGGCTGCGGCTTGGCCTACGCCTAGAAAATCGAATATTCCCATAATTCATCCTTGAATTTGGCGGCAGTAGTTGTTTGCGCGACAAACGGGTTTTTAAAGCCCTACTGCCATTATTTGCTGTCTCTCCAAGCTGTCACGCCTCTGCTTTTCGCAAGTTTCCGGCTGCATGTCCTCCGGCGTTCTACACCACACTGTTTAGGTGCCGTTTCCATCTACCCGTTACTGGATTGGAGTAGCCATCGTCTTTCCTTTTTTAAGGGAAATTCCAGTGATCGAACCTTTGATGACCCTTAAGCGGGCATATTGCTATGCTCACCAATAAGCCTGTATGGGAATACAGGTTGCGCCGTGGCAGCGGTGATTAAGGCTTTCGCCAGAATGTGACCGCTTAAAGGCCATGTTTAAAATAGTAATCGTTTCCTACGATTCTGCATATAATTTTCTGGTAATAGATGAAAAATTCCTCTGAAACTTCGACTTCGCCAACCCAACGAGCTGTGGGTTTCTTGTGGCCGTATTGATATTCTGGCGGAGTTTCAATCCTCACCCAACCAGAAATCCATCGACCCTTACCCTTGAATCGACCAACCACAAGCGCAGCTAATGCACCTGTGGGCAACCAAATCCAAACCTTTTGGCCTTCCTTCCAAAGTTTGGTATCACGAATAATTATGCAGAGATCAAGTATTGGCATTTGGATTTTCCGGTAAAGGCATCCAATGAGTCGGAGTAGGTAAGCGACAAGTCTCATCATCAAAGAAAAGATCATAGCCTTTATCATATCTACCGATAAAAATCTGACCTTTGCTAGCCAATAAAACATATTTCTCATTCGGAGCCGGAATGTCTTTTGTACTAATCCAGCATTGAGAAAGTATTAGTGCAATTTCACACAATGGTACTTCCTGTATTTTCTTAATTCTGCTCATGCTTATTCAACCTTCTTTTTCTTCGCCGCAATGATTGCATTTTGCAGCATCTCAAGCGTTAATAGCTCATGAGTCGCTAGCTTTTCCACTATCTTCTCGAAACTCCACTTAAGTTCAATACGGTAGGCAATGCGTTGCTTATAGGTTCTTTCAGTCATTTAAGTTTCCTCATTTCTTAGATTTAGTGTGCGTAAGTTTTTTATTAACAGACAGCGCATTAATAATGCTTCCTTTAGATCGGTGACAATCCTGCAAAAATGCAATATGTGGTACTTCTTTCAACTGATTACTATATTCCATTTGCAATCGAACGGATGTCATTATTGTTTCAAAAATCTTAGCCGTAATTCCAGCCTCGGCGGGTGTAATCGTCTTAGATTTAAGTTGATCTAAAATCTCTAAACCAGCATTTCGTAATTGCTCTATATTTTTAATACCCATCTCTTTCTTCCTTGATAAGTCGTTTAATTTGAATTATAACTTTTTTCATATTTATAATTTCCATAGTTATTGGTAAGTTTGATTGATTCTTTAAAATACTTTTAACGTAATAATCCGTTAAATTTATTCGTCTTAACTTTTCTTGGTTTTTTCTGCGCTCTATTCTCTCTGGTGATTTATACCTTTCTAGCATTGTCTCCGTAAATTCCTTAGCCTTTTCAGGATTCCTTTTTTTCCAATTATGCGAAGCTAACGCAGAACATTTCCTACACAAACCACTTTTGTTTCGCATATTTTCGCCATGCTTACTACATGCACCTTTTTTCTTTAACTCCGATCTAACGGATTTTTGGCTTGGCTCACTTAATGATTTATTTTTTATATAAAATTCTTTACGTTTAAATTGAATACATAGCTTACAGTTTTTTACTGCTTTATTATTAACGTAAATATCTGAGCTTAAAAGTTCACCATGTACACGACATACTTTCTTTAATAGATTTTTTGAGGCCAAATCTCTAAGCATTAAAGCCTTAGTGTTTAACTTATCTTTGTGTTTAATTTTATTTTGCTTTGCATGTTCATTTTGACATTGCTTGCAAATTAACCGATTCTTAGTATTACGTCTGAATTGATCTTTGTTTAGCTCACCGTGTTTTTTACAAATCATGTCAATCCTATCAGCACCATATTGCATGAAAGTATGCGTAAAATTGAGTTTTAATATCCTTGACGTGACGTACTGTTGCATCAAGTATTTCTTTCTTATCGGTATCAGGAACGTAGTTAATTACGTCCTTGATTGTTAAATAATCATGATGGAATACAAACAAAGTACCGATTAAATACATTCTAAAATCTTGATGCAATGTAACCTTGCCATCCATTTTCCAATAGTCAACCACTTGTTTCATGGTGTTTTCAAACTGGATGTATGCACTATCGACAGTTGCCATTATTTTTCCAGCCCGAATGCTTCTTCAAATGAATCGAATATGTGATGCTCGCTAATATAACTTGGCGTTTTACTTGCGCCTTTTCTTGAATCTAAATGATCTCTGAGGCGTTGAGCATCTTCCAGCTTAGTAAATCCCCATGTAACAACGGTACCGGAATTTTCTGCGCCCATTTGAACTAGAAACACTGACTTAGGCATTTAATCCCCTTATGTATTATGGCTACTATTAATATCAATCCAAAAAAACCAGCAACAATAATGAGCGGTATCCAAAGAGGAGACATCACCCACCACCATGACCAGTGAATGACATTACAAAGCTTGAGAGTAATAAATATTAATAACAGTGCTGATAATTCCAATCTCACATTAATTTTCATTCTTCCCCCATTGGTTCGCTCAAAAATCCCTGCATTGTATAAACATCTTTTTCTTGAATATCACAAGTTACATAATGTGAGTACCAACCGCAGCGTGGATCAAAAGACTTTTCCAAAGATACAGGGCAATAAACTCTTACTCTAAAATCTTCGCGATTTTTCACTTGCTCAGGGTTAATCCACGGTTGCCATGATTCATAGATGACTTTTTTAAGGTGATCTAAATTCTTAACGATAACTGTTGTTTTAAGCGATTCATCTAAACTCCCACGGTGAAATCTAAACAGAGGCATTATCTTCGTGCCTCCATTCATTAAGAGTTATCACGTTACCTTCATCCTCTGGTATAGGTCTGGTTATCGTTGTTAAAGTTGGCTTAGTAAACATAAATGCGCCAGGTTCTTTTTTGTTTATCCAAACTGTGAACTGTAGCCATTCACCATTTTCGACTTGCTGCACTTGTGGATTGAACGTGCAGTATTTGCCAAGCCAGTGCATTGCAGCTTTTAAGCATTCATGGAGCGTATTTTCTCTTCGCATATTGTTGCTCTCTTTTCTAATTCGTTTAATCGTTTATCTATTATGTGGCAATGAAAGTTAGTTAGAATTACCCCAATGCCTACGAAAGTAATTGCTAATGCTTGCAGTAATAATATTTTAGGTTGCATATCAACTCGAATAATGAGTGGGTTTAACGGGGACGATGAACACTTCTAAGTAACGCATATTAGCCTCATCAAGATGACGTAATTGACCGAGCTTGTATTTCTGTAATATATCGGCAAGATACATCAACGCTTCATTAATCTTAACTGCTTCCTCATCGGTAACGGTGATCTCTTTAGTTACCATGTTATATCCTTTGTCCATATTAGCTCGCCTCCACATTTTGAACACGTCCATTCCATTCTTTCCCATCCTGAATGTTTAATAATGTCGTAACGATGTTTAGTGAGCCAACAGACGATACGCCGATAAGCCTTAATGATTTTCCATTCCAATGGATATATTTTTGTTTCTCTCATTCCTTTGAGTCCTACGTTAAAGAATTAATAAAATTAATACCGAAATAATAAATACAGTTAGTGCCATAATAATGCCCCACAGGATGTTAAACATAAGATTAAGCTAATAACATCCGTGTAGGTTTTGAATTTATAATAAAGACATTTCGTTAAGAAGATCCCTAAGTTCATGCCGACAATCATTGAGATTAATTTTACTTCCATAAAATGCCGCTTCCTTCGCAAGCGTGACAACTTGCATATTCTCGATAGAACTCAAAATTATTTTTCAATTTCTCTTTATCATTGCTACGATGCAAATGACTGACTCCATCACATACCGGACATTTATAAGGCGCTTGCTTTTCTTTGTAATAGAAATTGGCAATCTCTGCGATCTTATCGACGAGTTGAGAGATAGTCTTTTCACATGTAGCAATACGTTCATGAGTATTTTTCACGGATTGATTGATAGTAGGATAATCCTTTGTCACGTCTGGAATATTATTTTCTTTGAAATATAATTTCCAATTAGCAATCATCCTTTCAATCTCATCAATGCGCTTGACTGACTCTTCCAGCTCTTTAACATACTCCGTGATATTCGTTACCCCCATACAATCCCCTTTCCTTCGCAAGTGCGGCATGTAGCCTTGAAATATACAGAGTCACCTTTTTTACATTGGACTCCATCAATAGTCATTGATTGCATGGTTGCTCTTATCTCTGGCTTACTATAACCGGCACCCTCACATATAGGGCATTTATATGGTTGACGCTGAACAATGACTCTATTTGCATCATAGTTTTTACATATCTCGTCGAACTGTGACTCTAAATGTGATAAGCGCAATAAAATATCGGAAGCGGTGACACGATCTTCCATTCGCATATAACCTTCAAGATTTTCAAGCCGACTATTTACCACTGCTTGTAAATCATTAAACTTTTTGGCTAATACGGTATCGTAATTACTTGGCTGCGTTTGCCACATATAACCACCGCTAGGACATATCAAATCGTTATGTAATTTCTTGCGCCAATCTTCGAGAGCTTCAATGCGCTTATTGAAAGCCTCAACGTGTACTTCCATTGCGTCATGAATAGGTTTGAAGCTTTTACCCGCAAATAAATCTTCGATGATTGCAAGACGATGACCGTAATCAGCATAAAAGCTTTTGATCTTCTCAAGCATCATGCTTAACTCTTCGGGTCTGCGTTGCTCTCGCAAGAACTCAATTTGTTTTGCTAGCTCAAACACACGAGCGTTCATTTCTTCCATTTGCACCATTAACCAGTGCTTTGTTTTTTCGTTATGTTCCATATCAATACTCATAGGTGGTTGATCTGATGGATGACAGCCGCTCATTTTAATTCCTTGGAGGTAATGGAAAGTTTTTAAATTGATCTTGAATCATTTTCATTTTGAGAAGATAAGCGGGCGCAATGAAACCATCTTCTAGCGTATCGGCTAATCGGCTATAACGAGCGCCAAGTTTTCGAGCTGCATTACTGTCTGACAATTCGGCGGTTGCTTTCTTCCAGTCGTTACGACTAACAGCGGTCAGCATGTTTTTAAACTTCATCAACCCATTAGCTCCGACATTAAACGCCACATTCAACAAAACGAGTTTGCGTACAGTATCAAGCGCCTGATAGAAAGGCAATGTCATTAATTGAATTTGCAAGGCTTTTATTCGTCCACGGCATAAATATATTGCTTCATCACGGGTAAGATTTAGATCAAGATTGATACCTATTCCAATAGTGATATGACCTTTAGGCGCCTGAACTCTCAAACCGGTTGCATCATCGTAAGGGTATAAAACCATTCCTTCATCAAGCTCAAGCATGGTTATTAAAACATTCTCTTCAATCTCAGTTAAAAAGGTTCTTCCTGGTGGGTTTTGCATATTTTTGCTCCATAAAGTTGAATCCTGACCTTTCCTGACTAATTTCTGACCTCAATACTCAATTTCTGGGCTAATATCCGTTAAAGTGATCTCTATTTCACCACCACTACGAACAGGCATTTTATGCACAATTAGCTCGTCAATCTGATTGTCATTAGCAAATACTCTGGCATGTTGGAGCGCATCAAGTAGCGTTTTTAAGATGTTGTCAATATCGCAATTCTTTCGCGGAGGCCACATATTAATTTCTAGCTTGAGCCGCTCATCATTTTCAAAGCGAGTTTTACCAAATGTCGCCGCCCAAACTTCGGTACGATAGTCTACAACTTTAGGATTTAGATAAACTCGATTTTTGCCATGCTTCCAAACTTTATTTGTGCTGACAGGATAAACTAGCATCATGTTTAGCATTTTTGGCATTCAATTTTTCCCTAATTAAATTCATATAATGGGTTTGAGTTTCAGGGCTGCCAGTTTTAACCGGTGGTCGTTCGGGTGCTGGTGCTTTCCATTCTTTAGCGTAATGGAAAAACTCAACGACATTCGGTGGCTCTTTGATTTTATTATTCAAGCAGAGATTGAGGACATTTTTAATTTGCTCGCCGTTTAATCCATATAAGCCACCAGACCAGCGTAGCTTTGCCATATCCACATATTCAGGCTTTGTGAACTGTCCAGTAAATCTTTCCCCATAAATATCGGTTAAACGCGCAAAAATGCGATCTATCCAAGCGCTAGGGAGTTTATACGTTTCTCGTTTAGCTGCGTCCATGTCGGCTAATCCTTTGAAATCCTTATCAAAATACTAGCATGTGAGCATTTAAAAAGCACTCGTGAATTATTTTAATATATTTGCACTTGCAGCACTTGCATTGCACTTGCAGCACTGGTACACTGCTCTTCATCAACTAACACAACACAGGAAATTAAGAAATGAAACTAAGAATTATCGAAACAGCAACACTAGGAATCGCAGTAGTAGATATGACAACAGGGGAAGTTTTTGAGAGTGGCTACGAAACAATGGCAGAAGCAAAGAAAGCTCTAAGAAATTTTAAAGAAATGTATTGCTAACTTGATCGGGGCTGAAAAGCCCCATTAACTAAATAGGAGTTAAAAAAATGCAAGTACGTGAATTGAGCTTCGATGAGATTTCAGAAATGCAAGAAATTGGTAAAACTATTCGTAAACAAATTGGCCTATCAAACCTTATGGCTTGTGGCGCTAGAGAATGGAAACTTTTAGGTTTTGATTCTCCGAAAAAGGGATTGCAGTTTCGAGTTAATGCGGGTTCAAAACGCCAATTTATAAAAGTTATTTTAGAACCAAATGATACTTATACGGTTATCTCCTATCGCTTAAAGCGCGTGACCGATGAGCATATAGATATTAATGACGTTTATGATATTTACTGTGAACAATTGGGCGAAATCGTTTATCACATGGTTAATAAATAAGGGGAATAAAAATGGACAAATTCGAATCGTTTGCTTGTGGTCAGATATTCCATAGTTACCCTGATTCTAAAACTTTTGCTGAGATAATAGCGCTGTGTGAGGATGACGCAGCGCGAGAAGCTTTTAACGATGCTCTCGAAGATACAGACAACGAAGATCAACAATTGCAACTCTGTGAACGCTATGAAAATGAATGGTGGGATAACATACCGATATTGCTAAATGATTTAGCTGAACAATCAGAACATCATTTCTCTTAAGCTTTTGAGCTTTTGATAAATAAAAAAACAACCCTTGTTTTCTTTTGTAAATGTTCTTGTGATTCTGAGTATTCACTTACAAGGGTTATTTTATCACTTATTCACAATTTCTGGGGATAACTCCGGTATAACTCTAAAGGTGTCGATTTCGAGGGGTTTAAAGTCATTCAGAATAGAATAGAAACTGCACAACTTAACGCCATAGGCGAAGTAGTGCAGCCGAGTATTAATACGGTTTTAAATTAGGTTATTCAGGAATCGTCATCTTCAATGCGGAGTTTATCGCCATATTCGGAAATGTGACCGAGGAAGTTAGCAGCGCGAATGGGTGAGTTATAATCGTGAGCGTCTTTATTTTGCGAGCAACCGGTAAAATCTCTATAACGCCCTGCGGGAGCTTTTACCCGTTTATATCCTGGCATTTCTCTATCAAGATATTCTTTCTCTTCCTTCGTGAGAGATTTACCCGATTGTGCGAGGGTTAATAATTCTTTGATTTGCTTCATGGCTTTTTTAGCTACCTTCTTGCTGGCCTTTTTGGTTTGTTGGGCTTGCTTACCTTTTTGCGCTAATTGTTCTCTTGTGGCTTGGTCGTCCTGTTTCTTTTGATGCTTAGCTAAATCACTCGAAGAGATTTCTAAATCAGAGAATAAACTAGGGTGAACGGTAATAATAGGCATCTCGCTTCGAAATAACCCGTTTGCCGTCATATATTTTCGTTCTAATAGGGTTACGTACCCAAACTCAATAAATATGTCTAGCGCCCTTTTAACGCGTTGCTTGGTAGTATTGGCGAGCTTGGCTATGTATTCCAAACCGTAAGGGCTAAATACGCCAGAAGGTAATATTTTACCTAATGCCATATTTGCCAAGTTCACACAATGCAATATCACCTGTCCGATTCGACAAGTAAGAGCCTCTCGGCTTTCTGACCTGCGTTGACGGTATGAACTATCTTTGTTTAGCTTGTTGCTATCGTAAAACATTTTACCAATCGGTAAACGCATGGAATGGTGATAAGCGGTTAGCATATTAGCTTTGGCTTGCTCAAGTACGGGGAAGCGTCGTTTATGATGCTTGGGAAATTCTGTAATAGTCGGACTAAACGGAACATGGCCGCAACGATTTCCGAAAGACCACGGTTGACAGACCCCCTCATTGTGGGGAATAATCGCCTCTGTGTTATCCGAGCTGCTCAGATTGTTACTGTCCCGTCGAAAGGTGTTCACAATCTGAGCAGGCATCCTACCTTGCATCATATTAAATCCTTCATCTAAATCATTTAGATAAAAATAAACTGTAAGAGAAACTATCACCTAATCATTAGGTGCGTCAATAATATTTATTCTAAGCTGTTGAAAGTATTGACACGTCAATACACAGCAAGTGCAAAGCATTGACAGCATGTGCATTCTAGGGTACAAATCAATTTATTCAACATCCTAGAGGACGACATGACTAATATTATTGCCATCATCAATCAAAAAGGGGGCGTCGGTAAAACAGCCACCACTTGCAATTTAGCCTATACCTTTTCTCAGAAAAACAAAAGGACGCTTTTAATTGACTTAGACCCCAGCGCTAATGCAACCCATATTTATATGCAAAATACGCCAACTTTGAGCATTAAAGATTTTTTGCTTTCTAAGGATATTCTAGCTACTTCGATATTACCGGCATTTAATGGCGACTTTCCTATTAATAATCTTACCCTGATTCCCTCACATATCAGCTTGGCAATGACTGACCGAGAACTAGGAAATAAACCATTCAAAGAGGCCATATTAAATAAGAAGTTAAAATCAGAAATAATACAGAATAATTTTGATTGTATCTTAATTGACTGCCCCCCGAATCTAGGGACGCTTACCATTAATGCTATGTACGCCGCTGACTTTATCTTAATACCGGTAACTTATGAAAAAGACGCTCTCGAAGGGGTAGCCGATTTATTTGGTGTACTTGAGGAAATTAAAGAGGGGCATAATTACGAATTAAGAATTTTACGCAACCGACATGATGCTAGACGAAAAACCGCAAATACTTTCGTAGCTGAAAAGCTTCACCCCTTCATAGATCAAAATATTGTATGCAGTACAATTATTCATCAAGATGAAGAGGTCAATAAAGCTACTATCCAAAATCAATGTGTCCTGACGTATGCCCCTAAATGTACGGCATCTCAGGATTATATCACTTTACGTACAGAATTAGAGGTTCTATTAAATGGCGGAAACTAAACTAACACACGCAAAAATACCCACCAGAAATGCGAAAAAGCCTGAAAAGCTAGGATTACTTACACCTAAAAAACGTAAGGATATTACTTTTCGTTTTCGACGTGAAACACTGGAATTATTAGAGGATTTACTTAAAACCTACCGGATAAGTGGAAACCATAAAATATCTCGTACTGATATTTTAGAAACAATGGCCTTTTACGCTACTCAAATCAGCGTTGAAGAATTTAATGAAAAATATATGGAATATTCGAAGAAATATATTAAATAGCACTTGCACTGCACATACAGCATGTGTATAGTGATCGTATTGGGCAGTTATTAGAAGTAACCACCCATTACTAAACAACCTCAACTAAATAGGAGTTGAAAATGTCTAACGCGATAGTAATACAGAGTTTTGTATTTAAAAAGGAAAAGAGGAGTAAAATTAATCTAGCAACTCAGAAACAGGAGGTTTCTATGATCAGGAGATCAATGCTAGATGCTGTTACCGCTAAACAAAGAATGTCCATCCCATTTAGCTACACATGGCTAAAGTTTAAAACGGGGTTTTTTGGTCTGACTTTGAAAAGAGGGGTAATAGCATGAATACTTACCAACGCTTAACAAATGAAATTGATTCATTGATTAAGACAGAGGGAAGGACAGGGATAGACGGTTACTCACTCGACTGGACGGATTTAGACGAGAGCGACCAAAACAAAGTAGTGGCTTTATTTTTAGATTATGACGATAGGGATTTATTTTCTATCTACGAAAACGAAAAGTATGACGATATTGTCTGCTCGTTATTGACGATGCTGTCTAAAGATGCGCGCGATTCCGATCAGGATTTCGCGGAGTGTCTTAAGAAAAACCTCGTTAGGTATTACGCGAAACGCGCTCAAGAGTTAATCGAGGAGCGTTGCGCAGAGGTGGAAGCAGCAGAGCATTGGGAACATAACCAAGTTAAACGCCAGGATAGAAACACGGGCGAATACTACTGGTCAACCATTTAATAATGAGGAGTATTTATCATGGCTTTAACAGAAAAGAATGTAGAAAACCGTAAGAAAGGCATAGGCGCAAGTGAAGCAGGAATCGTAATGGGATTAAATGCAAATGTTTCACCGTATCAACTATGGATGGTGAAAACAGGTAGAGCGCAACCGGATGACTTATCAGAGTTACCACAAGTTTATTGGGGAACGATGCACGAGGAACCGATTGCCCAGCATTACGCGAAGTTAATGAATTGCAAGGTTAGACGAGTCACAAATACATTGTTCCACAAAGAACATGCGTTTATGCTCTGCCACCTTGATCGCAAGATAGAGGGATTGTCGAAAGTTTTAGAATGTAAATTTGCAATGTTTGCAAGGGATGATTGGGGGATGAGTGGTAGCGATATTGTGCCATTACCCTACATCGTACAAGTACAGTATCAGCTAGCCGTAACAGGCTACCAGGAAGCCGATTTAGCCGTATTAATCGGTGGTTGGGATTACAGAGTTTATCACTTCAAAAGAGATGAAGAGTTAATAGCTAAGATCATAGAGGAAGTGTCAGAGTTTTGGAAATGCGTTGAGACAGATACACCACCACCGCTAAGAGATCGAGCCGATGCAGAGTTGGCTTATCCTTTCTCTAACGGCAATTTTAAGGAAGCCGAGCCGGAAGTGGTGCAAGTTGTGGAACAATTTAGAGAAGTACGCGCCAAGACAAAAGAACTGGAAGAACAAAAGGAAAAGTTAAGCGACAGACTAACACTATTCTTGAAAGACGCTGAGGGCTTGCGTGTTCATGATCAAGTGTTAGCGACTTGGAAACCAACCGCACGAGGAAATCGTGTATTAAGAGTGATGGAGGCTAGAGCATGAGTAATTTAGCAATACTTGAAAACAAATCAATGAGCATTTGGGACTCTTCCGACGATCTTAAACAGATCAAGGAAATCTACGGAAAGGGCTTATCAGCCGGTGAATTTAACACGCTCGTCCAAATGGGACGAGCGACTGGGTTAAATCCATTCTTGAAAGAAATATGGGCGGTTAAGTATGGCGACAACCCCGCACAGATTTTCATAGGCCGAGATGGTTATAGGAAGAGCGCTCAACGTCATTCACTTTATGATTATCATGTTGCTGACGCTGTGTACAGCAATGATCTTTTTGAAATGAATAACGGCCAGGTTACTCACAAATACAACCTAAAAGATAGGGGTACGTTGGTGGGCGCCTACTGTACAGTTCAACGTAAAGGGTCATCCAGACCTACTTATGTTTACTGTGATTTAAAGGAATATTCAACAGGTAAGAGTTTGTGGAACCCTCAAACGGGGAAACAAGCCACCATGATTAAAAAGGTTGCTGAATGCCAAGGGTTAAAGAGTTCTTTTCAAGAATTATTTGCCGGTACTTATTCCGATGTTGAGGAATTTAATACAGCGGAAGTCACTAGCAATACGAAACCTGGAAAGGGCGTGGAAGGGCTTAAGGCTAAACTAGGAATGGCACCAAAAGAAGAAGAAATCCAAGACGTAGACTTTAATCACGAAACAGGCGAAGTGATTGAAGCTGAGGTTGAAGTAATGGAGCCAGAGTCAGACGGTATGAGCGCTGATACGATCATATTTTTAATTGAGAGTGCGGGTAATTCAAAAGAGTTAATAGAGGCCATGAAGCACCTGAAAGACCTATCAGACGATGACAAAAAGAAAGTGTACGCGCTTTACAAAAAGAAAGAAGCCGAGTTTAAGAAGTAAGTTGTTATGGCCGACGATAACTAACTGAGGGTTTCCTCATAACCATTTGTCCGTCCTAGCGGCGTGGAGGAAGTGAAAATAGGCCACCTTTTAATAAATAGGGAGAGCCAACGAATGACGGATATTCAGACACGGAAAGAAAACTTTTTAGATAGTTTTTTAGTAGGTCAATGCGTCGCACGAATGGACAGGATACATAAGCATTTAATCCAAGGTGAGCATAAAGAAGCGCTTTCCGAAATGAACGAAGCTATGCGTTTCATGAATGAGAAAATTGATAAGTTTTACTATCAGCCAGCGGAGGAGGCGACCAGTGAGTCAAAATGAGTTTGAAGTATCGAAAGAAGAATTAGAATTGTTTAGTAAAATAAATTCTGCTCGTGAAAGTCTGCATGAATGTGATGAATTCATGCAGCAAACTAAGGCAAAAATAGTTTCCCTTGCTATTGATCTTACTACCCTTGAAATGAATTTATATCTTAAGAAGTTATTTTTATGCAACGTACATAATCTTGCAGAAGAGCAATATATTTGGCTTACCGATCAACTCATGGCAAAGATAAATTTAATTTTCAAAGTAGTTGAAGAACGATTCGGAAGAGACAAAAAAAATGGAGCAGCTAACACAGCTAACAAGGAAAAATTAAATGGACAATCAAATATGTAATTTCTACATCGTCAATATTCGAGATCAATATTACATTTTTAGTCAAGGCGCTTTTATTGATGAAGTAGGCGGTTTTCATACAAGTGAATTAGCCCACTTATGGTTAATTGAAAAAGCAAAAGAATTATCTACCGATGCAATCACGGTTCAATGTGTCGAAGTAGAAAGGGAATTTATTTTTATTAAAGAAAAGGTCGAAAATGAAACCGATAACTTGGAAAACATACTTTAGAGCCTCGTTGCTTACGTCTGTGCCAGCGATAGTCGTATCCTATTTATACGGCTATTACGCTGCATGGATTTATTTTCTTGCCTTTGGTTTAGGCATGATGTTTCAAGCTGAAATAACATTGTGGGATTTTGCAAAAATTATATGGGATGATTTTAAGCGTGAAATTCGTTATTTGAATTGTCGAATAAGACGACATAAATTGATTCATAGTCATTTCACTTCCGATATGATTATTTTTCAAGAATCTGAATATGCACACTGTCCTAAATGCAAGGCGTTTATACGAACAAAGACAAATCCCAAACAGCCAACAAGGGCTTTTGTTTTTGAAGGTATAGACTGTCTATACTGCAAAAGAAAACATCCAATGACAGCTATTTGTAAGGCTCTGGTTGATCACATTAAGGTAGAGGTGAACAAACGTGAGCAACTATAAGAATGAGAAGCTCGACAAAATTTATAGAAGCCTACCCAAGCTAAACTGTAAAAGGTTATGCCAAGCTTCATGCAGTACGATTCCAGTCGGAGACTATGAGAAAAAACGTATTGCCGCATGGCTTGGCTATCAGCCTTTTGATGAGCCGGAAGTGATACTTGAAAAGCTTCAACGACATGAGTTCAAACTAGAATGCTCTTTACTTAAAGAGGGTTTGTGTAGCGTACATCGTATGCGTCCTTTGATTTGCCGCCTATTCGGTTTAGTCAAAGGCATGAGCTGCCCTTTTGGGTGTGTACCTGAACGCTGGTTAAGTGACGAGGAAGCACGCAAACTTTTAACTAAGGCAGAATATTTTGAGAAGGTAAAAAAAGCATGATGAACGCGACTCTTCATTATCGACCAAAGATCGAAACCATTATTGAGGAAGTCATAAAGAGTTATAAACACCAGTGTTTTTTACATCTACCTGGTCGTTTAAAACGTGGCGCCTACGTAGAAGTACAGGTCGCCATTATCACCGGTGTTATGCAAACGATGATTCAATATTTAGAAAAAGTCGGTGCTAACACTACAGAGTTAAAAGATATTTTTCATCAAGTCAGTGAAGCGGTTAGCTTCCATTTTAAAACGGAGTAGTTCATGGAATTTTGCGACAAACATAAAGAAGAATTAGATAATAAAACTGAGAATGGCGCATCGAGAATGCTTAATGCTTTATTAAATATTGTCGGCACTTCTTTCCCAGAAAACAGCTTATTTAATGGTATTTTACAGATTCGTGACCATAACGAAATGACTCAGTTTATTTCACCAGGAACAATTTTACATCTCATTTATAGTTTAGATAAAGAAGGTAATAGTACCGAAACAGCGCCTTATATTTGTCTAGGTGAGTACGATAAAAAATTATATTTCTTGCATCATCAAAGTCTAAGCATGGAATTTATTTGCTATATGCTCGCAGTAAATAAAAACTATGAAAAATCTTATATGAATATTGAAATAGAAAAACATGACGCTTATATGGGAATGATTAAGTTTGGCGGAAGTTTCACAAAAGCATTAGGTGAAGCGCTAGCACATGCTGATTCTGTCAATGCTGCAATAATTAAAGAAGCTTTTAAGGATGTATGGGACAAACACAGAGAATTATTTAAAAAATCTGAGGCTAATAAATCTCAAGATTCTTCCCCAAAAGATTCAGAGTGTTGATAGTCTGAATTACTAGCAAACATCCCTAAGCTTTTTAAATCTTCGGTGAGAGAATTAAAGTCTTTCACCGCTGTATTTATCTTGTAGTGATCCATATTCACGACGCCTAATAGAATAACCACCAATAGAGGATATAACGCGAGAAGAGACTTATATACGCGCTTTTTAACAGCACGTTCCTGTAGGTCTTGCTCAAGAACATTGATGCGAGAATATAACTTCTCTGAGGTTTCCGTTAAGCGGTTAAGATTAAAATTAATAACCTTAATGCTCTCCATTAACGCATCAATGGCAGTCAACATTTCCGTATGTTGCATACCACATCCTCAAAAACCGCGAATGGGAGGAAGCATCCGCGGTCTTATTATTTGCTTAAACAACATCCTCAAAGCCTTGAACCCAAATATCAGAATCGCATGAACCGGCGGAGTTGATATAAAGGACTTTAGGCGTAGCAGTATCAAGCTTAGCCAACACTGGCACTTGCATGGACTGCTTAATAGCAGCAACCGCGCCACTAATACCTGGGATAACTGTAGCGGTTGAGCCGAAAGGCGCAAACTTCACAGTGTCACCGGCTGTAGCTGGCGTAAATTCAACGAAGAAGTTCACCTTCATGTTGTCCAGAGGAGGACACGAAGCCGAAACGTCGATTGCTGTTAAAGCCGTAGCTGTACCGCTGGTCAATGCTACGATCATCGTATCGTAAGCGTATTGACGTAAATTTCCAGCGCCACTTTGATAGAAAGCTAACAATGCGGAACCAGCGCTCGATCTTAACCAGCCAATACGTCTGTATTGATCGTAAGGGCGATTTACAACAGAGCCATTAGGTAACAATGGGGTTGCAGACAAAGAAGCTAAGACGCCCGATGGATTAGCTCCTAATGAATCACCAATTGCATAAACGTAGTAAAGCTTAGAGGCACCAATAGCGCCCGTATCAATACCGTTTAATCCAACTAAAGCGAAATTTAATGTTTTAGCAGAAGAAAGTTCGATATTGTTTTCATCTTCGGAATCACGGCAATTACCGGCGGATACCGTTGCTGTCGTAGCAGAGGCATAAGCCAAGTTCATCCCTTGAATCTCGTTTTTGTTTAATCGTAAGTAAGCGTAATCATTATTTCCTGCGACAGTCATTTTAACTTCCTCCATGAATTGAAAAAATGGTAGATATATCCTACCACCAAACACCATTATATGCTCAAGTTATAGCTTAATCATATACCTTAAAAAAGTAGTCGGTTGCATATTATTATGTACCGCGCTACCACCATTTGTTGTTGCACCTGTTATTTGGTCGTGATACCCAGTTAAAGCACCTGTGGCTGTCATAATATTGCCGCCTCCGGTTGGGGCGCCATCTCTGGATTCTTGTGAAACTGTAACATTTAAATTAGGCAATTGACCGACGGTTAATCCTTCATTTTCTTCTCCAAGTGTCTGGCCTAATGTCCGCGCGGTATAATTTATAGTAACAGTATGCGTTCCTGTTCCCGTAGATGTCACATTAATGGAGTTCGTTAGATTAATCGCATCAGCCGCAGACGGCCAAAAACTAATCGTACTCGCGCCTAAATTCCTAACATAATAGGTCGTCGCTAAACTTAATCCAGTGGGTAGAGTGCCTGTCGTGGTTAGGACTACTGGCACAGCATTATAAAAAGATTCACTGTTACTTAGCGGCCCTGTCAAGGTCATCGTAGCTGGATTACCGGTAGCGGCTGTGAAAGTAGTCGCTAAAGTAGCCGTCCCCGCACTTGCGATAACACGCCCTAAAGTTTTCGTTAAAGCTAATCGTTTTAAAGCATTAAAATCGGCATTGGCGCTTGCGCCACGGGTGCTTAATACACCGGCGCTATCATAAATTGGAGCATAAGTATTGGCGACATTACCCCAGATCAGAGTATAGAGAGCCTTTAAAGAAAACCCTACATTATCAGCACCAGACGTTGCATTACCAATGGTCTGGTCATTCATCATAATCCAACCACTATCAGCGGTTGTTTTAATGGTAGGCTTTACATCACCGGTAGTCGCAAGACCAAAATTCACACGGTTATTTAATTCCTTAAATTGAGTGTCTAAAACCTCATAAGGGAAATCACTATTATCCGGCCCTGTATGCAACCATGTGTCGCATATATCAACCGTCGCTGTTACATCATTAGGGAATGCGATTCTTAAAACTAGCGCATCATCACCATTTGTACCTAATACCTTTGTTGCCATTGTTGGCAATGTAATGGTTCCATGATACCGCTCAAAGCTTGTGGTTAAAGTAAACTGACCGACTAAAGTAGAAACTGTCGTGCTTGGTGAGCCACCACTACCAAAATCCTGGTCTAAATAAACATTAACAACGGAAGCCGTAGGAGATTTAGCATACATCGAAAAACTAACTTCAATGCCAGCATACGTTTCAACACCAGTATAGCGTTGATATAGACGTGTATTGGTTTCACTTACTGGCGTGCTAGTGCATTCATAGCGGAAAAAGTATTTAGGATTGTTCGGAACAACCGTTTGATCTATCGCAAATGTCTGTTGTGTAATATTGACTGTATAGCCTGAATTTTCTCTTTTATACAACCAGTCATCCGCAAAGAAATCAGTATTGCTTTGAGAGCCATTTCCCGTTACCGGTGAAAAGCTCGTACCGTAATACCAAAATGCAAACTGTTCATTTCGACAAACATTAACTTGTGATTCTTGAACAATACGAGTGGTATTCGTTCCAACAATCGGGTAATTATCTTGGGTCGTGACTTCTTCATCATCTTCGGTAAAAAGCTTATAGGTATAGAGATCATCAACAGCCCAATAAATATTAGCTTCGCCCTTACCATCCAAAATAACGGGGTTGGTATTAGGTTGTAGACCTTGGTAATCCTGATAGGTCGCTTTAGGTGTCGTAGTCTGATTTAGATACGTGTAAAGTTTCCCATTCTGGACTGGCTGACCGGTTTCGTCCCGACCTTGCCACCTTCCATTAGGTGCTAAAATAAAGTTTATAGCCATCTAATATCCCTTTTATTTGGCATTTGCTGTAGCTGCATTTGCAATTTTAGCAAGAAGCTCACCGAATTTCTCAGCTTTTCTTTTGCGGTCGTCAATCTTAGCTAAATTAGAAAATTGACTATCCCATGTATCATCCGTTAAAAGCTTAAGCAAAGCTTTATCATGTGCGCCACTAATTAAATTATCCGCTATTTGTGCAATCTTTTTACTGGTTGAGGCCAATATTCCCTTACTTTGACCTGTACGCGCTTCATTATAAGCGACATCCGGTTTTGGCTGATTAATCAATTTACTGAATACTTGACGCATGTCTTTCAGTTTTTTCTGAACTTTAGGCATTCCCTTGGATGCTTCAATAAATTGATTGAAGCTATTATCATCCTTAAGAACTTGATCATAAAAATGTGTTCCAACACCTTCACCTTTTGCACTCATGCGTCTTTCAATTTCATTACGCATTAAGGATTTCCAAACATCAGGATTTTGTTTTGAAATTTGATCACGTAAATCAGAAAACATTTTTGGGTCTGTCTGATTCGAGTCAAATATTGTTTTAGATACATTTTTAAGCTGAGAATCATTCATGTTTGCAATACGAGCGATCATCGGCTTTCGTAATTCTTTTAGCTTTTGTGATGACTCAGGGAATTGTTGACGCAAGTTTTCAAGTTGCTGTCTAACTTCCGGCATGTCACGAGCGGCATTGTAAAATTGCTCAAAGTCACGACGACTTCCTAAAATATTTTTATAGAAAATAGCACCTGGGTCGCCTGATTTTACTTTTGCAATTCGATCATCAATTGCATTACGCATAATTCGGCGCCATAACTCAGGATTTTCCTGAGAGATTTGGTCACGTATTTGGTTGAATGAATCAAGGTTCGTTTGCTTCCTATCGAAAATGGTTGATGCAACATTTTTCAGGTCTTTATCCTTCATGTTGGCAATCTTTCCAATCGGGCTATTCTTAAGAGCGTCAATCGGCTTTGACTCTTCTTTGTAAGCTGCACGCGCACCGCGAATGGCTTCACCGGCATTGTCAATTGCATCATCCAGCACAGACAATTGTTGTTTTAATTTACGAGCTTGTTTGTAATCAGGATTAGCCCCTTTTTCAGCGGAACGAATTTCATCCGCTAAATCTTGGCGCATTGAATCTAAAGTACCAATGCTATTAACAGCCGGCAATTTTTGACGATCATAAATATTTTCATCGTTGGTGATTGTCTGGTTCCAGCGACGATTAAGGTTAGGGTCTTGCATGATAGTACGCATGGTGCTATCTGGGATAATCCCTTGATTAGCTGCATCATATAACGGCTTAGTCGCCTCACGTCTTACCTGGACTTGCTTATCAATGATGCTCTTTGCGGCGCCCCTAATATCAGAGGAGGCGTCTGTCTCATCAGGATGGATGTTTGACATTAAATCGTCAATCTTGGCTTGATCTTCCTGATGTATTGAACTTTCACGTCCACTTTGAATGTTTTTCGCAATAGCTCGCACATCACCCGACACGTTTTCTTGTTTAGGCGTTATGTCATCTAATAAACCACCAATGGCATTTTGTTCTTTTCCTAACCTTTCTTGGCCGCTCTTATAGAGTTGAGCTTGCCCTTGTGGAGTCGATAAAATCTTACCTTCCATAGCCGCCATTTCAGGGCTACCCGTTACCTCAGTAGGACGTGGAATAACGCCAATATTACGACCCGCTTGCATGGTTTGACCTAATTCGTCTTGATCGGCAAGATTAAGCTTTGAAAGCAGAGAATTAACACCACGACTTCCCGCGCCAGGATAAAGAGCTAACCCTAAACCGCCAACCGCGCCCATCTCAGCACCCGTTTTACCACCAACCATATAACCAGGGATTGCGCCAGCTACAGCACCAGCACCGGCTTTAACGATAGGGTTTTGGGTTCCAAGTAATGCACCTAACCCATGACCTACAGCACCCAATGCGCCGCCTTCGGCAGCACCGGTCAATTGATCATTTGGATTGTAAACAGCCCCAAAAAGAGCATTTCCTGCAACACTCTTAGCAAGCGGGGACGTAACAGCATTTGCGACAGCTTGACCGCCCTTCACTTTACCTAGATATTCCAGGGCTTTTTCAGCGCCTTCCGCAACCATTGGTATTTTTTTAATAGCATTTACGGCTTGAGTACCTTTTCCAAAGCCAAACAAACTACCGGCAAGACCGCCAGCTTTTTCCACGGCCGTATCACCACTTGACCAGCTCGTGATAGGTTGAATTTTATTTACGTTGACGCCAGGTAGAAGATTAGCCCCGCTTATTCCAAGATCAGCCAATCCTATAACGCCATTAGCTAATGCTTGAGAAAAAGCATTGCGGAAGCGATCAGTTGGACCATTATTAATCATATCCATTAATTGCTTACGCTTGGCTTCCCTATCATCGACTGGTTGAAATCCCAACGAATTAAGATCGCTACCACCGCTTGCGGGAGCTTGCGTCGTAAATCCTAAACTATCTAAAGTATCGGCCATTATGACACCTTCTTAACGCCTGGAATTTTTAAGGCTTTATCTAAATTAGCCGCCGGTATCCATCCTGTACGCTTGCCATCAGTCACTTGTACCATGCCAGCATTTGCACCACCTGTAGGTGCAGTAGATCTGTTGGCACCGACATAATCTTGACCTTTCATCGGTTTCACATTATTTAGTTTCTCTAATACCCCAGGGAATTGAGGTTGGGCAGCATTTAAAATAGCCTGAGATTCACGACCAAACATATCAAAATTCATATTGAGATATTTAATAGCCGCTTTAGGGTCTAAATCCCATTTAAACGCAGATTGCGTCATATCATTCAACGCTTTTCGCTGTTGATCGCTTGAGGCGAGCTTTTCCATGACCTTGACGTTGTTGCCCAGGTTCGGAATGAAATCATGAACGACCCAATCGTAATCGACATAAGAGTCTGGTGTTTCCTTTTTCAAACGATCAACCGCCGCTTGGCCTTGTCCTAATGCGCCTGCATATTTGGCCGCATTTTCAATGCGTGGCGCAAATGTTTCTTGGTTGTCTTGAATCCATTTTTCCAATGCAACCGCACCCATTGCACGATTCGTCATTGGAGCGCCAGCGATTTTCTGGTTCGCAATCGCTTGGAATCCTAATTGAGTTCTTTGCTTAGGCGTTAAGGCTTCATTTGTGGCATTTTCACCAATCATTTGTGCTTGCTGCGGGTTTATCCCAGTATTAGCCGCAAGTGTTGCCTGGTCGGGCGTGATAGGCGCAGCCGGAGTCGCCACCGGACTTGGCGTCATGGGTGCGCCTAAGCCACCGCCAGGAGTACCCTGTTGCATTGCTGGCGGTAACATATTATCCGGCGGCAATGGAGAATCTGGACCACGTGGCGCCATATTAGGCGGTAACGCGGCTGGTTGACCTTGTGGCATTCCTGGTGGCATTCCTTGAGGAGGAGCTACCGGAGCGCCTAAACCACCACCTTGCGGCATAGGAATAGGTGCGCCACCTTGACCCATATTTCCCATTACGGGAGAGGGCATAGGTGCATTAGGGGTGCCAGCTAATCCGCCACCTTGTTGGGGAGGCATAACGCCATTACCCAGATTGAATTGCTTCAAAAACTGGGGGGTTAAAACTTGAGGACCACCCATTGCACCAGTCCCTTCTTTAAGGGTCTGGACGACTTGCATATAATTTTGATAATTTTCAGGGTCAGCCAAATAAACCGCTTTCTGTGCGGCTGGCATATCCGAAATAGATTTTAAATACTGGTAAGCACCACCATAACGACTATTTTGTCGAACAGCATTCTCAGCCTCAATGCCGTATTTTAATGGGGTGAAACGTGTATTAGTTTCAGTCGAATTAATATCAGCTTCTAATTTACGAGGCTCATATTTATTAATAATGTTTTGATAATCAATAGCCGCTTGATGCTCAGGACCATAGTAACTATTAACTAATCCCGAATATTGATTAGCAAGTCGATTCTTTTCATCTAAATATTTATTATTCGTCTGTTGCGTATAAAGTTGTTGCTGCAACATCGGGTCTAAATATCTATTCTGAATTTGCTGACTTCGAGCCTGTTGGCCTGAATTATAAAAGTCCATTATTGTAGGCATATTATCCTCCGGCGAACATCATTGCTAATTTAGCATAGTCCATGCCGCCATTACTTCCGCCACCTTGACCGCCTTGTCCACCACCTTGACCGCCCTGGCCGGAATTAAATAAACCACCACCGCCACCTTGACCGCCTCCGCCACCGCTAAATCCAAATAAGCTCGCAATATCACCGATAGTTTGACGACCAATCTGTGCTTGCTGTTGACCATGACTCATGTCGTTTTGACCCATTTGTCCCGCAGCGCCATAGCCTAAGTTAGTAAGGTATTGCTGCATTTGGTTGTATTGGCTTTGTTGATTGCGTAGGTCGCCTAAATAGCCCATTTGAGCAGCATTAGCGCCCATTACGTTGCCATAGAAGCGTTGTTGATCACGAGCGGATATATCGCCAGCATTTTGCTGTAAGGCTTTTTGAAACGCACCACTGCCGGTCATACCAGAGGCAGACCCTCCCGCAGTGGCGGCACGCATAGATTGTTCCTGTTCGTATTTAGCTTGAGGCGATTGATTATAGCCACCCATAATTTGATTGTAATAATCAACCGGTGACTGGTTTATTTGGTTGTACTGCCAATCCCCCGCATGTTGAAATGGCGATAGATTCTGGCCTTGTTGACCCACATAATTGCGATAATTTTGATAATCTTCCGCCCCACCTTTTTGATAGGGGTACATACGCTCTTGCGCGTCTTTGTAGGCTTGGTCAATATCACTACTGCCACCACCCGAAAATATATCTTTGGCTGTATCCCAAATTCCCATAGCTCACCTCATCCCTGTAGTAGCGTACTTACTTTTCCGAACTCGCATTTAATTTGGTAAATATCTAAATCGGCTGTGCCATCTACCAAATCCAAAAAACTTAATCGAAATTCCGTGTAATTACCCGCACCAATCGTTTTACCCGCTAACCCTTCCGTAGTGACCTGGCTAGTTACTCTATTCAAACCAGGTTGTAGGTAAACCGTATTGTCGGCTTGCAAATTATCTGAGGTATCGTAATAAGAATACACCTCCATACGGATTTTTTTAACTGAATTTTGGTTATTCCTAATCCAAAGTCCATACGTTAGAAAGTTCTTTTGATAAGTACGAACCGTATTGTTTTGTCGTTGATAAAAATAAAGGCCACTGGTGGTGTATCCACTAATCACGACTTTTTCGTAATAGCCGGAAGATGTCGGAACCGTAGAGGGAGAAGAACTGGTAATAGCTCCCAATGGATACGCAGTAGACGTCAGTGTATAGGTCGCAACACCGGCACCCACGACTTTCCAAGTGCTTGACCATTCCGCATTATCGCCAGCGCCTTGCGTGACAGGCGCCGTACCCGATGGACCCAAAGTATTAAAGTTAGCATTCGTTACAACGCTAGGATTCATCACATAAGTGAGGCCATTTAAAGTATCGTGTACCCCATTATCAAATTGGTATTGATCTTCAACGGTTGGTTTATGTGGATTAGGCGGGTCAAATAAATCGGCTAGAAAGCTCATTTTGATAGAACCTCATAGTTGATTGAACCTCCCAGAATAGCCACTGGAATAACAGGGTCATAGAATGAAATCTCAACTACAAAATCCCTTGCCAAACCTAAGCGTCTAAAAATCGCTCGCGCACGTCGATTGCCAATACGACCAATAGAAGCACCGTGATAATTACCATACGTATTTCCTCCATCTCGTGAAATACGTATATAAACTTGGGGATTTAAACCAAGATCGTTATGCGTATTCCATACTAAAAAGTCACCAGTATTAGTGACGATATTATTTCCTAAATTATCAATCCAAAATTCAACAGGGTCGAAACCAGCATCTAAGCCAAGACCCATTTGCATATCTATTTGTAGGGAACGTACCTGTAGCATTCGGTAGTTCTCATCAAAGAAGTGAGGGCAAACCCTAACGCGCCTAATCTCAACGCCATCATTCGTGGCATATTTGCGCGAAAAATCATAAAGAATGGGGTTTTTATAACTGCCAATGTAATGACGATCATTGAAATACGCATGGCAATTACTGAGGTGGCGCACTTTTCCTGAATTGGGAATCGCTTGATTTTCAAGCGTTTTGTGCATTTGCATTTGGTGCCAGTTTTTCATCGTGACGTCGTATACCATCGTAGTATCGTCGGTGTTCCACGTCATCACTAAAAAAATATGTCCTATATCTTTATAGATATAAGAGACTACATCGGAGGGGTCTACAAATCCGGCAATAAGATTATCCACCGATTCATTACTGATTTTCTCTGGCGCTTGCCCTGTTGTCATCATGACGGAGCCGACACCGTTTCGATCTTTGGCTAACCAGAAAAGAAACCCGAAATCAGAAACAATACTAGAAGCAGCCAGACAGCCAAAGTTAAAAATAAGGTTATTATCTCGCCTAAAAGGGAAATCCGAAGCACCTTGGTTATACCAGACCTCAGTTGTGTCAGTCTTAAAGAAATAGAGGCGACGACTAACCACGCCAACACCAACCAATTCGCCAGGATATGCTTGAATTTGCGCTTCATCGAGTGGGTCCCACCTTGTTCCATCGTTGATTGCTGAAATCTGATACGTTCTTTTGTTATCACTTCCACTGGGTACGACAAAATAACCATCCAAAAAAGCGACGTTTAATGGAATACCTGGAAATCCAGACGAGGCAGTTACACTAGGGTCAATCAATGTAAATGCACCCGTGGTTGTGTTGTAGATATAACCCGCTTGACCATCCACGAAAATAACTTGTCCATCTGTATTATTATTCGCGGTGATTGAAACAAATCCCTGGCTCGTCCCAATTGTCCCTATCTTGGATTTAACCAAGGGGGGCGTAAAACGATAAACGTCCGAGCCGAATACGCCATACATCGAACCTCCATAGGTGTATAACGCCCGTGAAGGTGCGGTCCCTGCATTAACGATGAGTTCTTGATGCAACCCTGGTGTACCTAAAAACGCGAACTTCTTTTTACCCGTGGAGGCGCCTATGACAAACAAATTGATTAGATTCTCCGAATCAAATGCAATTTCGCTCCTATCGTCATAACCGCCAAACATGGGAAAATTAGTCCACATAAGTACCCCAAGGCTTGTACTTCCGTGTAGTTTGAAATTGATTATTAACAATCACGCGCTTGTCACGCTTATTAGCCGCTTTGACTTGTTTAATAATCATGTCGTAATCATCAAGAAATGACTGAGGTAAGACAGTCGCATTAATGCTTGCTAACCGGTGAGCAAGCTCATAAGTCAACGCATTAATCCAATAGTCTGGTACCTGAGTTAAATCTTGTGAGTACGTGACATTTGCTAACCGCTTCCAGACCCATAACGTCACTGTGTAGGTATTATCTGGAATAGGGTAAAAAATTAGTTGGCTTAAGGTCGGCCAATTAGCAAAATCGTTTTTAATGAAAACCTGATTGGGTCTGCTATTCTGATTGGTGAGCGCAAAATTAAGCGTGTTGTAACGCGCTAAATCTATGACTTCCACAGGATATTGCACATTATTTTGATCGACTAAATGACCACGAGTGGCTGAGGTAATAGCCGGTGTAATGTCATAACTAAAGTCACCGGATGTTACTACCTGAGTCAATTGGGTATAAGTTGGAATATAAATCTTCAAAGAACCCCAATTCGCTAGAATTAGGTTCAATATTCTTAATCCTTCTCCGGCTTCAAAGCCTTCGATTTCTTCACGAGGGTCTAAAACCTGAGCAAGATAATACGCATTTTTAATTACAACCGCTGACGTAGTCATCCCTCAGCCCTCCAATTAGGCAGCATCTAACGGCGGCTCATCGTCCTCAGCCACGTTTAAAACTTTCTCAGGCTCAGCCTTCGATTTAGGTGGGCGACCTGGTTTCTTGATAGCGGGCGCTTCGACTGGCATTTCTGCAAGCCCAACTTTCGCTTCTTCAACTTTTGGGAATTTCAATGGACTGTCATACCAACCGTCATCAAGATATTTTTGATATTCAGTGCTTGGTACAACGACAGCTTCATGGTGTGGATGAAAAACAAAGTGCATCACGTATGTCTCCTAAGTTAAGAAAATAGGTACAAAACCTAATCGTTTTGTACCTATCCCATATCTATTAGCTACCCATCACACGAGTTGCGTACTGTTCAAAGCACTTAACTGCGGGCAATACGTCGAAACGGATGACGTTTTTGTCATTTCCGATCTGGTATTGACGGGTCATACGGATGTTGATTTTCGCTTTGGGGTCCATCATGTTACGCTGATAAGCACCATCGGCGCCTTCTGGCAACTTGATTGTGACAAGCGCAAACGCTTCTTGGTGATAAGCCAAGTTGATATTGTGAATGTCTTGGAAAGTAACGAGAGCATTATCCGCCGGAGCGTTTGTCACGTTACGATATGGACCGGTCAAGGTGATACCTTGGTCGTTGATGTTGATAGTCAATGTAACTCCACCACCAGCCACCGTAGCATCCGCCATCACAACGAATTGAGCTAACTGCCCTGTATCTTCGCGTGAGGTTGGGTTTAAGCTATTAACGCCAGCGATAGTGAACACACGACCCGTTTTAATGGTGTCGCCGTTGTTCATACCATCCAACACTAAACTGGTACCTGATTGGTTAGCACCGAAAATAGCGGGAGCGCCTAAAGAAGCTGTCACTGTACCAACAGCGGGACGAGTCACGTTTTGGACTGAATAACAGTCAAAACTAGCCAAGTTACCCATTGAACCTTGAAGGATAATTTCTTTGTTGAAATTTTCGTTAAAGGTGTTGTACAGAGCATTTTGCAGAGCAGCCGCGTCGAATGACTTCAACAGCATAAAGCGGTTCTTATCTTGCGGAATACCGAAAGAGTTTAAGAGCGCGTTAGCTTGGTTTGCTACAGCAAAAGAGTTTGGAGGCGTACCAGCGGTACCAACGAAGTTTGAAACTCTGATTGCGGAAGCATATAACAGAGAGTCAATTTTATTCGCAAGCGTTACCATTGCAGGATTTAAGATTTCACGGTTGAAATCGTCTAATTGCAATGCTAATTCGCGGGAGGTGACTTCAACGTCCACACCCTGCATATCACCAACGGTGATCTGAGTGTATTGTTCGTTGATAGGCTGAACAGAAATGTTATCACCGGTACGAGCTTCGTAACGGGTAGGCTTTCTGATTCGGATTGTTCCACCGGTTGTTGGGTCGAACTTGTCTTGGTAGGTTCTACGTGCGGTCTTTGCGAACACGAGGTTGTTGGTAAATTCCATCAACGCGGTTCGTAAGATAATATCATTCGTTAATAAATTATTAGCCATTGTATTGACTCCATGTCAGTTAAAAATTGGATGCAAATAGTCAGTTTGGTCGAAACCAAACATCTCTTTTACTTCCGACAATTAACCGGAGTCGTATACCGTGACAGGGCTTCTTTCGATTAGCGCGGACCCATTCAGCGCATAAGTTTTTAACCGTCAAACTTATCTAAACGTAACAGGGCTTCCCAAAGGATTAACGCGGACCCATTCAGCGTTTGAAACACATATTAACCGTATGTATCTTTATACCAGTTAGAGAACTCATCCATTCCCATTTTTCCTGGGTCTGAATTTGTTGCCGAACCTTTATTCCCACCCAGAGGCGAAATAATTTTCGGCGCCTTCGTGATATTCGATTTCTTTCTAGCTGAGAAACGAGCCTCGATTTTCGTGATCTCTTTTACAGCCAGTACGGGATTTAAAGAAGCTATTCTTTCGGCCTCTTTAACATGTGTCCCTAAAAAGTATAATATATCGGAACGATACTCGCTTGCAACTATAGCTTCGCCCATAGCGCGGTTTGGCGGCATTGTTTCGCCATGAAGAACAAAATCAACACGCTCTTCAAAATCCTTGTATTTCTCTTTTCCTTCTTCAACCGATTTAGTCAAACCGGAATGATATTCCTGTTCAGCTTTTTGAATAGCTGCGTTTCTTTGGTGAAATACCGCAGCTTGGTGACGAACATTGTCACGAAAATCAGCAACAGCAAAGAAATATTCTTCCTCAGAATTAAATTGATCGCGACGAGGTATATTAGGGTCTAAATTAGACTGTTGTGGTGGCTGTTGTTGGCCGTTTGGTTGCTGTGCTGCACGAAGGCGATCATTTTCTTGCTTAAGTGCTAAAGCTTGCTCTGCTTGTCTATCAGCAGCCGCTTTTTCTCTTTCTAATTTCTTTTTCATCCATTCCGGCATTTCCTTTTTCTTTTTTACTTCCTCATCGGAAATATCCGGCTCTGGTAAATCTAATTCGTCGTCGTTTTCTGACTTTTCCTTGGGAGTTTCCTCACCAGGGGTTTCGTCTTGCGGTTCCTCAGCGGGTATTTCTTGATTTAGCTCTGAATTATCCTGTATATTTTCTGAATTTTGTGAATTTTCTTGATCATTCCCTGAACCATTTTCGACATTCTCTGACATTTTAACCCCTTTTCCGTAAGAGATATTTAATTAATTCAAACATTATACTCATTTTTTATAAAAATACACAAAAATGCCAAATAATTAAAAAAAACCCCACCGAAGTGGGGGCATGTTTTGACTTAACTACGAGGAAGGACGAGTATTATTGTGGGAATCTCTCAATGCTGTTGCGTGATTAAGTATAGCAATATCCTTATCAACATTCGAGCGATGAACTTCTGCACTTGCTTTAGCTAAAGTTGCCGTATTTTGCGCTCCGGCTTTCTGAGCATCAATCATGACCTTTTGCTCATTAATTCCAAGCTGACGATTCTTAGCTTGAGCATCAGCCGCATTTTTCTGAGCGGTGAGCATCAACCCTTGTTTTTGAATTTCAATCATTGGGTCTGGTGGTGGTGGCGGAGGCGGAGGAGGTGGTGGTAATCCGTCCTCTTTCGCAATGATTGCTTGTGGCACCAATGTACGTAAACGCTCAACCAGACGAGGTGTATTTTCAAGGCCAGAAACCTCAGCAATGAGATCAGGAATGAGAGTAGATATTTGTGGGTTGACTTGGCAAAGTCTAATGAGAATATCCATTGCTTCCGCCATTTGAGCATCAAAGGAACCGTCAACACGGACTTCAATATCATATTTACCGACGGTTAAATCATTTTCCATATTTGCATCGACGCCACCATCAGGCAGCATTTTAAAGCCTTTTTGCTGGTTCACATCGACTGCTTTTGATTTACCATCACGACCAAGAACCATCACGGTTCGTTCCGTATCGTAAATAAATGG